AGATGTGTATAAGAGACAGATAATATACAATGTGCAAGTTCCCCACAAGTTGTCAGACAATTTATAAAGAGCGTTTATACATTAAAACATATATTGTTAACAATTTATTTACAATTATGTCATAATGTGTTAACACTAATACAGTACTATATAATCATAAAGATAAAGAAAACAAAGACCTCAAGGAAAGACTTGAAGAAAGAAGGAATTATGAGAATCAATAGTTATAACAAGTTTTTTGCAAAAGTAGCAGAGATTATGAACACAACAGTAAAGGCTGTAAAGCAACTTGACGGTAGGTATAAGGTTGAATTAGCAAATCACGTATACTTAAATGTGTATAGAGGTGTTGGTGGAAGTATGTTTGTACATGACCATAGGGGGATATCTCATATTACAAGTTGTTACGACTTTGAAGATTTTAAAACAATGAAAAATTTATATGAAAGACTTGTATCAGACTATAGTGAATACACCAAAAAAGACGTTATGGAAGTAAAGCAAGAATTGAATAGCCGTTTTGGAAAAGAAATAAACGAAACACTTGAGCAGAAACAGCAAAAATATCAGCATCTTACAAGCTTGTTTTGGAGTTTTCCAACAGTTGAGGAAATGAGAAATAATAAATGTTTTTGCTGTCCAGCTGATAGACAAGGGAATAGATGCTGTGGTAAGGAATGTTGTAATAAAACATGGACTAGATATGATGCAATAACAAAACCAGAATGGCATCATGTTAGTCTTGCAACACTAGCCAACATTGACATTGACATGTTGGATGAAAAAAGGCAGAGATATTTTAAAATACATAAAGAGCTTATAAAAACGTTAAACGACTTGCATAAATGCAAAACAGCGGCAACTTATGAAACTCGATGGTGTAGATTCAGACAAACAATTGCAGATGATATATACTATAGAGGAACAATATATATGACAAGATTTCTCGATTCAAAAATATCTATGTGTAATGTAGAATGTGGCTTATGGTCTTCAGTAGATGAAAAAGCAACTAACTTCATCAAATCACGTAGATACAGCCACGCCATATTAAAATAGTAAATTTCACAGCTGTTCTATCGGCTACACGGGAAGAAAGAAGGAAACTATGAATTTATACGGAATTGAAAATAGAAGTACAATCGGTAAAGCTATTAAGATAGCAGACAGCAAGACAACATTGAATGAAATGCTTAGTCTTAATCTTAAATATGTAACATGTGCGGATGTAAGAGGATATATGAACGTTAATCTGTCAACCATTCACGCATATAATGGCAGATATGGAAAAGGTTTTTGTGAGAACAACACCATGCTACTATAGAGGAAAACAATCTAAAAGCTACATGACAATTCAGTATTGGGTTGAAAAGTGAGGTAAAAATGAAAAAGTTTTGCGTGTTATTTAAGGTTGGAGAAAGAAAAGTATTAAGAATGTATGTTTATGCTGACAGTGAATGCGATGCGGCATATATCGCGGAAATGAGGATTGCTACAATAGGATGTGATTTAAATTTTGATAAAATTGAGGTTTTATTAGTAGAAAGTGAGGATTAAGGACATGGATAATTTAACACAGGTAAAGAAAAACAGACTTTTAAAAGAATCTAGCGATAAAATTTTAGAAACGCCACTTTTTCATAATGACATTATGAAAATGTATGCGTATATCTACGATTGCACAGCCACAAGTGATACACTGGCAGAGATTCAAATTATGGAAACTGTAAAATCATCACTTGATTTTCTTGTAAGAGGGATAATAAAATGAGCTGTTTAGAGGGTGACTATAGTATTTATATTAAAGTGACTTGTTGTGATTCAAAAGGAAACGTTAAAAAAGGAATTGATAGACTAGACTCGATTTGCGATGATTTAATAGATAGAGTTTTGAGCGCATATCGAGAATATTACATAGTTATTTCGTGGGAAATTTGTTTAGTACCTAAACGTTCTAAGTAAAAGGAGTAAAGAAATGCGAAGAATGAAATATAAATATTGTGTAGAGATTGTATATCAGGACACCGATACCGACTACATAAAGTAGAGTATATCGAAACGCTATCATATAACGCGAAGGAAGCTAAAGAAGATGCTTACTCTTATATCAATCGTTTTCCAAATGTTTCTCATCCTACACTAATGGAAGTATACAGAGCATAACAAAAAAGAGGGGCTTAAACCCCTCTTTCTTAACTTAATGGAATATTAAATTCGACCCCATACAATTGGATTTCAGTTACACTTGTGAAAGTAGCGTACCCACTGCCGCTTATATCAACCAAATTTAAGTAAATAGCGCCGCTGTCAACCTGGGTTGCATCGAACGGATTGATAGTGAGAACCGCCATGCATTGATGATAACCGCTAGCATCATGAACAACGGCATTGCAATTACAGATACTTTGTTCATTTACAAAAGAAAGATTGTGGCTCATAACTTTAACAGCGGCATTTTTGAAAGTCTTGGCTGGCGTGAAAGCCAAATCAAGAAAGCTAGCCACATGCCTAAAGCTACAATGTGCGTTGGTATTAGTCAACACAACAGGCATTTTGTAATCATTCAGTGTGCAATCAACCCCGTCAAGCGCAAAATCGCCACTTCGATTCCATGAAGCATACCCAGCCATTGCCTTATAAATCATATCTGCAATTGAAGCCTGTCCAGTAGCGTTAGGGTGGATGTTATCGCTAGCAAGTACACTAGTCCAACGTAAAGCGCTGTCAGCCCCGCTTAAAAACTTAAACTTTCCCCAGTATGTTTCGTAAAGCGTTTTAATCTCATTATAAGCTTTAACTTTTGCAACACTAGTAAAGCCGATGATTGGCGTTGCAATCCATCCAATGTAAAGTGTTGCATTTGGTAACTGTGTCATTAAATCAATTGTATCTTTAATGCCAGAATTGATAAGCGAAGCATCAACAACTTGATCATTCCAACCGCCTGCAACCACAACATATTTAACTTGTTGTTTTTGTTTATCCGTAAGTGTTGCAATCGCTTGCGATAGCAGAGCAGAGAAGTGAGTATTTGCACCAAAACCGCTGCCGCCTAAACTTTTATTAACATAAAAGTTGGCATCACTAAAGTACTTTTCATGCAAGATATCGCACCACGGTTTCACCATGCCGTCAGGTGTATACCCTTCCCCGTATGAATCGCCAATTGTAATAAGTCCGTAATCTGTTAGCCATGTATCAATAATATCAGACAATTCACCGTTTGCCTTTAAAGCATCAAGATAATTGTCAATGGCGTCGATATAGTCCAAATTATCAATGTAATTTTGAACGTCTGTTTGCCACTTATTCCATTCTGTATAGTAGTTATCCCACTTTGTATCAAGATCCTTTACAGTATCAAGTATCCAATCAAGGTTCAGATTGTGAAAATCTGTATACGGAAAATTTGAAAATGCCATATCATCACCCCTTTACTTAAATTGGGCAGCCGGTATTACATTGTACTCGTTGCCATCATCGCCCGCAACTAATATTGGTTCAAAAGCTTTATCAAAATAGTGAGCATCTGGTATTTGTCCAAATTTAATGATTTCAAAACGTATTTCGCAACTTTTTGTAGTATCTTTAGGAATTAAAATCATGGTTGCAGGCGATTTCGAGTTGACAGGGGGGAAAATATGAATTCCAATAACAGGAATCGAGCCATTATTAAATTCAGAAATATTATTTATATATGTAATATTTATTGCCTCGTAGCTATAGCCATCTGGTAAAGATACTTCAATTTTGCCAGATGAGGTATCATAAGTATAATTTCTACATATATTTCCATTACAATTCATTCTAACATACCCCCTTTTTCCCATCCAAAACCATCAATAACACCAATGGAAATTGTCTCATTTTCTCGCCCGCAATGCATAAAAAAGCCGTGTCCTATATCGAGGGCGATGTGCCTACCGCTGCCGCCAAAAGTTGTATAAAGTAAATCGCCGTCTTTTGTCTTGTCAGGAGTCGTTATATTTGTACAACTGTTTATATAGGCAGTCGAATACATATACCGCCCTGTGACTAAGTTAATAAAGCCGCTGCAATCAATCACTGTCTTCCCCAAACAGAAAGCCTTGATTTGTGCTTTCTGTTGAGCGTTATACTTTTTAAAATAATTTGGCTCTGCCGCCCAAAGGGCCTCGAAAACCTCAGGTGTACACTTCTGACCCTTCGCCCCGTAAAGGTACGCGTATTGATCGCGATTTTTGTAAAGCTCTCTTGCCTTTGCGATATATGCAACATTCTTATCAGGAATATTATAAATCATAGCTTAATTCTCCTTATCTTTTACGATTGTCAACAGCTCTGTTATAACCTTCGTGTTGTTGTTTAATGCGTCAACCCATTTTGTGCTTTCCTGGTCATGCTTCTCATACCAGGTTTTTCTTTCTTCTCTCTGTCTCATGTCAAGCGCGTTTACATACCACATTATGGCGCCAAGGCAAACACACGGTACACCAACCATTTGCGCGATTTGTGCAATTGTATTCATAATTTCCATATCACCACACTCCTATTAAAAGTCTATCTGCATAAAGCTTGCAAACCTCATCAAGAAAATTGTAAGCTTTAGTTAGATCAATTTCCGCTTGCATCATTTGTTGCGAAGTTGTAACACCTATGTTTCCATGAATTCTTCCATCATGCTTTCCAGTTGTTGTTGATTCATCCAAACCATTGGTAACACTTCCATGTGATGTATCAGCACCAAAAGTCTGGGAATCACTTCCACTGTCGGCTGTGTTATCTGTGTTGGCAACTTCAGGAGTTGAAGAATTAAACGCTGCGACCTTATGTGTACTATCTGAAACTTTACCAAAAGAAGTTGTCACGCTTCCCTTATTAAACGTTTCTTCAGTATCAACTTTTCCCTTTTGAAAAGTACCGTTTCCGCTGTCAGTCCAACTTTCCATCCTATCATAATTTTCTATAGGATTGTATTCAAGCTGCGTCACTTCCCACAAGTGATCAATAGTCCACTGTAACGACTTTGCTACACTTGTAACGTGCCGTCTTAAATAAGTAGGCTCCTGGTAAACAGGTGTCAAATCTCCATATGAAAGCAAAAAATGTTCAATAAGTTGATCTTTTGAAACACCTTTAATATATATATCGTTAAAGATACTATTATCATAGTTATACAGAGTTGCTATTGGAATAATTGTTCTCACGCTGCTCACCCCCTCTATTGTAAGGATACCGCAAACGTGCGCAAATGTCGAGGTTATAATGGGCGTTAACTTTTTCTAAACATTCGTTAATAGTTTCAACCCACAATTCACATTTTGACATAACAGCGTTTTTGGTTTCCTCAACCTCATCTGTAATCATACGTTCTTTTTTATCGGGTGCTGTATAAATTCCAATTTCCATATCAAAAGCGTGTTTGAGTTGTTCAACGCTTTCCAATGCAGCTTTAACAACATTATAACATTTTTCGATATCATTATTAAAATATTCGTAGAGTGGTCTACCAGTTTCCTTATCAAAAAGTGACTGATTTATTACAACCGCCAACTTGCCACTCATAATATCGTCAAAAGCAGCCTTAAAAGTCTCACTTGCACTTTTGTTGCGTGCCGTAAAAATAAAACCAAACTTTGAAAGTGCACTAGCAACGTCACAGTTTGAGAGCGTTAACGCTACACGTTGCGCATATGAATTGATAAGATCTCCAATACCGCACCAATCAGGCGCTAATTTTACAATCTCACAATTTTCACCTATAACCAAATCGCCATTAAAACTAGCGTCAAAAGCTGGATTAGCAACTATATAATTTGTGGGCTGATATTGTACATCAAACCCATACGGGTTTCCGTGTTGTGGAATAACACCGAAACGAGCTGTGCTCATAACACAAAAGTTTCCTTTTAAAAACAGTAAAGGATAAATATAATTTTTTGCCCAATTTTGGGGCATACCGTCAAAAATAATAAGACTTTCTGCACGTTGCAAAAAGTAACGAAAATATGTTGCGTAGTCCCACGTATTATTGACATGAATCATGTTTGGATTTTGTCTTGACTCATATTCATTTATGATAGGACTTGATACACCTTCCCCCACATAATACCCACTATATACAAACGGTTTCATTCTATAAAGATACCCCCATTCAAAAAGTCATTGATTATCGCTTTTCCGTTTTCAGTTGCAGAGCAACTTACATCTGCACTTTCGCATTGTAAAAAACCAGTTAAACCAGATAAACTAATCTTTTTACAAACTGGATAACCAAAATGTTCGTAGTCTCTGTTAGGCTGATTTGCAAAAATCGCCCTCAATGCAATAACGTTACTTCCTACCATTGTACCACCACTGCCGCCGCTTGTTTCAACAGTTGGGGCGATACTGGAAATTCCAGACTCAATAGCAGACACACCACCTAAAATATTATGCGTTGCAAAAGCAAAAGCCGCATTGATTGCACTTGATACAGTACCAATGACATTTGTAGAACGTGACGAGTAACTAACAGGTGCTCCACAATTTCCAGTTGCAGTAAAAAGTAATATTGAACCCGCCTTGACTGTAACAAAAATAGCGCCGTTTATATCAACAGAATATTTTATCGTTAAAGAGTCAATATCTGCTAGTTCTTTAGAAGATAAACGCATGGTTCCAATAAAAGGCAATGTTAGAATATATTGTGTAAAAGGTTCATACAACATATATTTGTGAGTATCACTTTCGCTGTGATGCGGTACTGCTAAAGATATGCTATGCGTAAAAACTTCGCCCGTTCCAACGTCTCTACCACTGTAACTTGTAGACACATAGCCAAGTACAATTTGTGTTGGAGTTCCGTCTGTAACATCAAACGGAACCCATATTGCGCTTTGTAAATAGTCTTGCGGGCGGACTATTTCTTTTTGAACGTCGGCTGGTGTTTCAAGTATGGTGTTTAAACCGTTTAAATAATCAGGTGAATATAAATATTTTGTTACAGCTTTAAACGTTGCGGGATGTAAAGACAAAAAAGAATTTTCACCATTACCTATAATGCAGCACAAAATTGAACCAGTTGTCGAAGTAGGTAAAGTTGCAGTTGATTGTGAAATTGTCGGTTGGGCTGTAGTTGGAAACATAGTATCAATCAAATATCTGTTAAAATTTGTAACATTTGATGAGCGTGTTACATACATAGAATTGGTTAAAATCTCACTTTTGTAACTTGCCAAATAATCACAAGTGCAAGAAATTTCATATGTAGATTCTACATATGTAATATCATTGATAAAATAATATCTTCCAAAAGTTTCACAATACGCAACATTCCAATCAAACGGAGAAACTGACTGCAAAATAAATGTTGGTCTTTCTACGCTTGTACCACTTTTAAGCACACACGTTGCAGTTTCGGTAAGAGTTGGAATTTTTGTACTGTTTATACGTTTGTCTGCCTTTCCAAATTTAACTTCAAATGCCAATGTGCACTCCTTTCAAGAAAAGGGGCTTGAAGCCCCTTTGTTTAATCAAGTAAAATCAAAATTGCATTCTCTGTAAAGTCAACAGGAGTCTTAAATGTATAATGATTCCAACCGTTTCTGAATCCAAACCGTGCGTTTAATGGTTCAAGTGCGCTCCACTGATCAATCGGTACAATTCCCAACGTGTCAATATCCATCATAATTCCCAGAACGTTGTCAACCGTTTGATCTGATAAAGTAAACTTTGTCACACCATCTGATTTTACCCCCTCAGCACTTCCCTTGATTTGCATTGGATTAGATGGGTCAGTCCAAAACGTAACTTTTTCATAGTCGCCTAGCTCTGCCTTTTCTGGGTGGAAAAACTCGCTTCCGTTTGCTTCAAAATAATTTCCAAATTTTGAAACCAGATAAAAACGCAAGTCCGCTGCATCAGTGTGGCGGTTTACAACTTTGCCTGTGAAATCACCATGAAAACGAGTGCCGCGAACAGCAAGATTTTCTTTAAGTGTTTTCATCTCAGCCGACAACCAAATCATAAACGGACGGAAATCAGCTGGATTCATGATTGTTTTTGCAGTCATTGCGAGTCCAGTCTCAGCGTTATACTTTGTTAACGCATGGAAAACCTGCTCTTTTTTGCACATATTACCTTTTGTAGGTTCTGCTTTACCTGCATCAGCAAGGATAATTGCGAGGTTTGCAAGTTGTGCTCGCGACCTATTTTCAAGGTCAATCTCATAAACATTTGAAAATTCAGTCATCAACATAGAGAAATATGCTGCAACTCCTGCCTCAGAATCAAAAGCTGCATTGATCTGATTCTTATAAATAGTATATTTCCTAGCATACGTTTGCCCGCCACTTGCAATTGTAAGAAGTACATCATACTTTACTGGTTTTGTTCCGGCTTTCCAGTCTTGACTTGCCTCAGCTTTAGCAAGCTCAACGTTGATATTCCATTCATCATTGACAACCTCAGATTCATTTACAATTGGAGTAAACTTTCTAATGTAGTTACCATAGCGTTGATCATCCCAAACCATGCCAGAAAGCTTTCGTGAATACGGGCGAATGGAATAAATTGATTTTGCAAGTACAGTAGGAATAATTTGATACAAGTTATCATCTTCTCGATCAAAGCCCATTTTAAATGTATTTTGCATCTGCCCAAAAGTTAAATTTTGTGCAGACGTTCTACCAGTATACTGGTTATACATTTCTGTAAGTAATGGCGCAATTTGTGTATATGTAAGATTTGCCATTGTTTATACCCCCTTAGAAAAATTTACTAATATCTGGTTTATCGTTTGAACCGCCAAAATTATTTCTACCATTTGCAAGCTGTTGCGCTTTTACAAGTGCTGATGCAAACTTCTCATAGTCAAACGAACTATCATTCTTTTCATCTGTCTTTTGATCTGCCTTTTTATCATCTGTAACGTCAAGCGCTGCAATCTCATCTTTACTGTAGCCTGCATTTACAAGCTTTAAAATCTCATCAATTTTCATATATTTACCTCTTTTCTTTATTTGTTGACAGCGGTAAACAGAGTCGAACTGTTTTCTTATGATTCAAATTCATACGTGTTTCCCGTTACACTATACCGCATTAAAGGCGGTCTGTCTGTCGTCCCCGACTCGCACACACTGGCTAGTGTTTGGATAGTGCAACCGCCTATTTATTATATATCATTTATATTATTGTTTGTCAATTATAACTTTATAGAATATCATACCATGATACACAGTCAAACGATGCCAAAAAATCGCACTGTGTCTCATAGTCTGAAAATGTTATGTCACCACTTATAAACATTGGTTTTAGATACTTTTTGCTAGTTGTTTGCCACCTTTCTAGTGATGATGGCGAAGCATCGAAAACATCATCACAATGAGAGTGCATAGGTTTAGTCACGTAAAATTTAAAGTCTGATTTATGCAGCCACACAGAAAACAGAGGTGTTTTTATATCGTGCGTATATTCCTTTAAGTTTTGATGCCGTATTCTATCATCTTCCAAATCCATAAATTCATTATCAAGCTCCATTTTCGCTCTGCCTTTTGGAAGATTTCTGTAGAAAGCGTTCTGTCTCTTTTTCTCTGAAATTGGAGACTTAAAAGGCAGTATAAGTGTAGTTTCGCACCTATCTACTTGTGTGATTTCAGTTCTTTCTTTTACCGCTTTGTAACAGTCTGGGATAAGGCGATATCCGATTAAAATGTTAGACATAATAGCGTTAGAATTTCCAAAAAACCACGTTCTTATTTTTTCCGTTTCCGAGTCAGGGCGATTTCTGAACAAAACTTCCATAATATTTTTGTATGCCTGGAATTCATTTTTTATAGGTCTGTCGCCTTTTTGCGGTATGAATTCATCAAAAATTACATCATAAAACCGCGTAAAATCTATACCAGTTTTGTTTTGAAAAGTAGACAGTGACACGCCCACTATAAAAGGGTTATCGTTTTGAAAGTCCTCATCTGTCAGATACGCTTTGCCGTATCCTTTTTTGTCGTTATATTTTAAACGAATATCTTTTCCAAACCAATCAGGTTTTACAAAGTCGCCTATAGTCGAAAAGCTGTTCTCAAGTGCAACGTTTGTTCTACGCACGTATAAAATAGGGAAGTGCCCATCATTCCAGATATCACATATCAAATGCGATTTTCCGATACCTCTTCCTCCTATGATATCTATATATCGCTGTCCAACCTCACAAATATATTTATAATTCAAATATCCGTTTTCTTTATACAAGTTCATATTATCACCTCTTAACTTAAAAGAGGGAAGTCATTTGACTTCCCTTCCTGCCTTATACAAGCTCAAAATTCATGTAAGTCCTGCCTGCCTTACTCTGTGAGCGTGTCAGCTTAAACTGCAAATTGTAACTCTCCATAAAATCATATGCGCTTTCTGCCGTCTTGATCACAGTTGGACTTGACGTTGCAATTGTTACAACTTCGCCCGTCTCAATGTTTGTATGATAGAAAACAGCAACTTCCTTATCATCATCTGTCGTATAGCGTACATAATCTGTAACATTTACGATAGTATCATCTGGCAAATTCTTCATTAACAGATGATTGTCATTTGCCATCTTAAACATTTCTTTCTTGTCAAACTCTCTTGATTGTCTTTCAATTCTCATTTTCGTTATCCTCTTTTCTTTTATTTAAGGTTATTATCCTTTACAAGTATATAATAACTTATTTACAAAAGTTTTGCAAATAAAACGTTATTTACTCTACTATTTCATCAACTATAGTGTAATTCTTGATTTGGTCATCTGATAAACCTATCTCATAATCGCGAGCTATCATACAACTATACCCAGTATACTCTGTTATTGCTTCTTTGCCTTGATAATCAACAACTTTTGTTTTTGTGATAGTATCGCTGTCATTATACCAGATTTGAAAACCGCCGCTATTCTTTATTTTAAAGCCCTCTCTAAAGGTATCAAGGTTTTTAATTACTTCTACACCCCTTGCCTTTTTAACTCCAGATATAGTACAACCAAAATACGTTTTATCTTTTGTTTCTTTGTAAGCATTAAAACAATACTTCTTTGCGCCAAGCGTTTTAAAATCTTTGTATTCGGGTTCATACCTATTTTCAGATTTTACATCGCTTTCACAGTCAAAATATCCGATATAATATTTTTTACCGTCAATGTCAACAAAAGTATTAGTTTCTTCGCACAGCTCATATATCCAATTATTTAATTCTGTCAATTTGTCAAAATTGAAATGCGTTGCTTTACAACTGTCTGTATCACAGTAAATATAGCTACTTTCCGCACATGCTAAAATTCTACGTAAATGTTTACGTGCATGTGCAGTTGTATATACCCCCCAAACATAAGGCAAAACACTTTTTTCGCTTTGCTCTTCAATGCTCTTTTTAGCTGGAATTTTAAAACCGCTTGCATCAACTTTTTTTCTATATACAATGTCATTTTCATATCTTGAATATGAAAATTCTTGCCACTTGTTTTCAAGATATATCATAACAGGGTGAACAGGATCGGTTGCAGCCATGCCATAAATACCATTTAATTTATTTTTGGATTTCATTAAGTCATATTCTGCTTCTTCCCTCTCTTTGCTATTTGGGGCGGTATGCTTTACCGCTATTTTTAGTTTTGTTTTTGCGGTAAAGTATTCCATTATAACACTTCTTACATCATCTGGTATATATCCATAACGTGCGGTATAGAGGGTATCTTCTATAATTTCAATGGTGTCAAAATTATAGCATTCGTCAATGATAGAATAGTCTATATCTGTCACAGTTGTTTCAAGCTCTGCCGCTTTCCACACTCTACCATTGTCAGGGTCTACACCTTGCAAGTTACGGCATTTACTTATTGATAGATACGGATTGTATTGATCTTCTTTAAGTCTTACGTTTGTAAGCTTTATTTGTGCTATCCAGGCAAGATTTTTACTTTTTATATACTTTAAACATTTGGGTGTTACGGGCATTTTTTCAAATGCTGTTACTGGAAACTGCATCAAAAGAAGCATAGCTGGGTACATGCTACTTGCATCGAAACTATAAACGTCATGATATATTTTAGCGCATTTTATCATGTTTGCGTGAGTATCACCACCACGAAAAGCCTCTTTTAAAAGCTCATATGTTTTGTCTGTTAAAGCTAACTTTTTCTTTAACAGCCTGGTGGTAGTGCCTTTTCGTATAGCTCTTTTCATATCACGTCTCACATAAGATGTACTTGTTAGAGGCACTGTTGCAATTCTATCGCCATCTTTTGTAAGCATGTATGTTATTGCTTCCCAAAGTCCTAAAGTATCATTGATGATATATCCCCACTCTATAGGATTGATATAGCTTTCGTTGTGCCTGATAAGAGAGTAGTCCAAATCACCTTTTGCTTTTATGTGTTGGCATCCCGCCATTTTTTTCGTAAAATTGTCAAGTGACATATTAGTGAGCTTATAACTGCACCTCAGTTCAATGCCACGTTTCTTTAAGCGCCACACAAGAGGTTTACGCTTTCCAGTTGCGAACACTTCGCTATAGTCGTTCAAATATCCAATCATAAAGGAAAATTCAAACGGCAAATTGTGAACGTAAATCACAAAATAGCGTGACTCATTTGTTTTATAGTAAGCTTGTATTTTATCAAGTAATTTTATAAAATCAGTCCAATATCTCCCCTCTACTTCTTCCCCATCAACACAAGCGCTCCAAACATACATAAAAGCGTCAATAGGTTTCGTGACTTCTTCGCCTTGATCGTCTTTTTCAATTCGAGTGCGTGAAGTGGTTTCAATGTCAAATGTTCCAAATTGATCAATATAATATGGACTGTCTTTATTTTTGCCTAAAGGTTTATGCAGAGAAAAGCCGTGTGACGGCACATAGTCCGTCACTGACTTTACTTCTATATCATCATATTTATTTGACCTGTTTAAACATTGAACTATCATAAATTACAACTCCTGTCTTATAGACTTTGGTTTTGGCTTCGCTCGATTGCTCTTGTATAGTTTGTTTGCCGCTTTAAATTCTCGTGCTTTATCTTTCCATGATAGCGAACTATTTTGTATAATCGCAACTCTAAACTCCGCTTGATCTTTTAAATTTGGATATAATTCTTCAGATGCCTTAAAAAGTTCTTGCAAGCCCTCTCTATTGTTTGTATTTATTGCCTCTGTTAACAGTGTACCAATTTGATCACTTGAAAGCTTTGCATACTTTTTATCTGATAAATAATGCAACGTATTAAAAAGCTTGTCACGAACGCTTTTGCTAAGTTTAGATATATCAACTCCGTAACGCTCATTGAATGTTGCAACACGCTTGTTTTCTACTTCAATACTGCCTCTTGCTGTTGAAGCTTTTGCTTCAAGATAGTGAAGAAGCTTGTTTTCTAACGCTCTCAATTCACGAATCGAAAAATCTTTGTAAACTGCTTTTCCAGTTGAAACATAAGAAGCATTATATGCAACGTGCTTGTTAAAGTAGTCAACAGCATCCTGGTATCTGAAAAGTGCTGTTCTATCCTCTGTGATTCTGCCTTTTGATATTGCTGTTGTTAGTGTTTTAGCACGCTTGTTTGCAACGTTGGCAAGTTTGCCAACACGAGCGATATACTCGGACTTACTAGAAGTGGTTTCGATAGAATCATAGTGCCAACGGGTGAAATACTTTGCTTGACTTTCTGTCTGTTTCATAATTCGATACCTCTCTTCTTTAATTCTTCTTTTACAATTTTATATTTATAGTTTTGTGGCGTAATTTCTCTGAAAATGTTGCCAATTTCCTTTTCAGTGTAGCCGTGCTGTTTCAGTACTAAAACAACGTATTGAACAGCTTCCCTACCTTCTTTATAGCTACACTTGAAACTCTCGTGACTATCATTAGACCATTTAGCTGTCTTAATATCTTCTACCGCTTGCAACAAAAGTGCATATTCCAACATTTCATAAGACGTTAACTTACTATTTATAATTCCATCTTTAGGTCTTTTCATTTCTTTATATCTCCTTGATTTTTTCTTTTATTGTATCATGGAATTGTTAACAAATAAAAGATAATTTATGAATAGAGTGTTAACAAATTATTGTTATAGTTGGTATAGAACAAAGAGACGAACAAATGTATTGACTCGAACAGATGTATCAATAGCCAAGCTGACAAGCGAGCAACGACCGAGGGCGACAGCCCGAGGGAGTACCGATAGAATTGTCTGACAATTAAGAGGGAACCTCTCTTTTGTGCTGTCTCTTATACACATCTCCGAGCCCACGAGACCCTAAGACATCTCGTATG